ATGCAACGCATCGAACGGCGGCACAGCAAGCCGGACGATAATGAAATCAAGTGTTTAGAAGTTGACTTGATGACATGCGGGAATAGCTCAGTTGGTAGAGCACGACCTTGCCAAGGTCGGGGTCGCGAGTTCGAGTCTCGTTTCCCGCTCCAGATTAAAGACATGCGCAATAGCGGGTGTCAGTTAGAAAAGTTTTACGGCGCGTTAGCAAAGCGGTTATGTAGCGGATTGCAAATCCGTCTAGTCCGGTTCGACTCCGGAACGCGCCTCCACTTTCTTCCCTGGCCGGATGGTGGAATCGGTAGACACAAGGGATTTAAAATCCCTCGGCGTTCGCGCTGTGTGGGTTCAAGTCCCACTCCGGCTACCATGGGAAAACTAGAATAAAATCAATGATAAGCAGTGTCGTATAAACCACCGAAAGGTGGTTTTTTATTGTCTATTTTTCGCCATTCGCCATTGTTTCGCCATTCGACTTCGCCACAGAAAGAGGGCATTACTGCCCCCCAACCACCGGCACTACAGATATTTTTCGGTTATATCTTGCAGTCTGCGAAGCATTTTTGTGGCCTGATATTTCCTGTTTCTCATGAAGGGTTCCTTCCAGATCAGATATCCCTTTAGCTTTCAGATCATGGAACGTGAAGTTGAATTCAAGCTCAGGAAATTTTTCAGCAGCAGCCTTTTTTGCCTTCATCCATTGAGCATTGAACGCATCACGCGTATAACGAGATCCTGATTGCTGATGAATTACATAAAGGCTAACCATACCGCTGTTTAATGGAAGTTTTTCTGCCATGTGAATCGCTTTTGACAGTCGTTCTGTCCAGGCCTTTATCTGGCTAACTGCTGTTTTACTTTGCTGAATTAGAATTCCTTCATCAAGGATCTGACTTTTCTTAAGGTCAAGAATGTCACCCTGACGTGCGCAGCATAAATAAGCTAACTCCATAGCGATTTTAACCGGCACCGTAGAAACGCTGAATAGTGCATCATATTCTTTGTCCGTAACATAGCGGGTGCGCGCCTGTTCCTTAAATTGCTTCACACCCTGGCAAGGATTCATCTTCACTTTTCCGCGCTCATATGCCCACCTGAACACCCTCGATATAAACGCTTTCTCTCGGTTCGCCTGGACTCTGCTTTTAACACCTCTTTTATCCATATACTTCCTGATATGCTCAGGCTTGATATTGTCTGGCTTCATCTTCCCGAAAACGATATTTACCTTTGAACCATATTTTCGGTAGTCCTTTCTTGTTTCTGTTGCTAACTCATGAAAGTCACCGGAGTTAAAAAACTCTTCACAGAGTGCATGGAAATTTGAACCGACTTTGATATCGTTGATGAAGTTTTCATAGGCAGCCCAGACCTGAGACTTTGTGAGATCATGGTTGCACAATCTCACCGTTCTCCCGTCTGGAGTTCTGAACTCATAAGCTGATTTGCCCCGACGAACGCGGGGCGGCATCCAGTTATCTTCCGGGTTTTTGCGGATTCTTGGCATTACATGTCCTTAAAGTTTGGTTCTTCTTCCTCTGGATTGTTCACTACCAACTTCAGGCCAGCAGGGTTAGTTACATGATCCCATGTAGTTCCAGGTCTGCCGTCTTTTCGTGGTACGAAAAATACACCGCTTTCTTTCAGCGCGCGGCACTGAAGGGAAGGGCGACGATAACCAGTAAGCTGATAGAGGTCATCAGGGGTAAGAAAACGTTGGCTTTGTCCGCTCATCGTATAGCTCTCCACTTAACCGGCTGCACCCGGCTATCTCTTATAGAAAATGCATGATGAGCAACCACCACGGAGCCCATCATTACAGGTACGACATCTTTTTGTTTCGGTGTAATAAAGCTGGTGGACCATTTCCTTTGGCATGAGAACCGGCATCGGCACTCGGATAACTAGCTTCTTGAGCCTGTCGAGTTCCCCGGCCAGTTCCAGCAGGCGGGAACGGCAATCCTCTGCCTCATCCCGCCACCAGGTTACATCGGCCTTGAGGCGGCGCATTCGCCGCTGTTTGAGTTTGCTGGCCATGGTTATTTACCTAATATCCATTGGTTACCAGCATGGGCTTGAAACTTAACTGAAGTGTCTGGCAGAAGCAGTTCCTGCACAACCTCGCCGGTTTCGACAAAGTAATAATTGCTGTCAGTTACATTGTTAATAAATAAACCCTGTCGTTCAGCCTCACTAAGCCCACCAATTATTTTCATGACTTTTTTACCAATCGGACGATAGTCAGGCTCTACCCCGGCTAACTTTGCCGCCGCATAGTTATGGTGGCCATCCATTAAAATGGTGTATTGCTTACCACGCAGAACTATTGGGTACACAGAAACGATGAAGCGTTTAAATCTCAATGCACGGTCGACAACTTTTGCTTTATCAAGATAGCGCTGACTGCTAATGAGTTTGCCCTTTATCACGACTTCACCTCCTGCTGCGGTGCTGCTGGAAGTGGCATCCAGTGGGTTACTTCACCGGGAACAACGTCATGCGAGTCGAACGAATTCCAGCCTTCTCCATCCCACCAACCTTGACCGATATCGAAACCGTTGGAGGTGATGACGGTCTGCATGCCATCCGGCATCCGCTCACTGCAAGCCACCCAACCATCCGGAATCACCGGAGAGTTGCCAGCGACAACGTCGGCGCGAACATATAGCGTGTCGTCAGGGTGCTGATTGTCGCTGCACCATGTTAATTCGCTGAACTCGCCGTTCTCCGGCCATACACCAGCGGTTTGAAGCCAGATATGCTCTGGCGCATCCTTGCATGGCGTATTGACAGGAATATTTTCCGGAATATTTTGTTGTGAGTTTTGTTGTCGATTGGCAGCTCGCTCAGCCTTCAACGACAGAGCAAGATACTGCTCCATCGACGTTTTGGCTCCGGCAATAATCTCGTCAAGCACATCATCAGTCAGGTCTTTATCTGTCATCATCGCAGTATATCCTCCACGCCAATTAACCCCTTCCGGCTCAAGTAGTCCATTGCATCGCTTTGTAACTTGCTGTCAGGCTTGGCTTTTCTCAGTGAGTGGGCTAAACGCTTAATCCACATGACCAATTCGTCCACTCGCTTGGTATCCTCATTAGTGAGGGCGCCATCGGCACCCTGAAGCATGGCGGCGCGGCGAGACAGCAGTCTTTTAGCCTCTATGCTGCCTTCTGCCTCAAGCTCACCATCAGCCTCTAAACCGCCCTCAAGGTATTCAACCGCATCGGCAATCCACTGCTTCCATTCATCAGGCACAGATACCGGCGCTGGCGGTGCAGCATAAAGAGCCTGACAACTCCACCCTGACCAATGAGCGCCTTCTGCTTTCTCATCATCTTCAGGCCGAACAAGCGTTACTTCGCTCGGGTGTTTCCTGTGTGACCATAGCCATGCAATAGGTTCTGACTGAGCAGGCGCTGGCGGGGCGGCGTAGACCGGTACGTAAACCTGAGCATCGGTGTCAGCACCAGGCTGTTCTTCAAGCGTAAATACACGACCTGTAAACCTGTTCATGTACCCCACAGCCTCCGCTTCGAGCGATGCCAGCGCCAGCTTCATCGCAGCCAGCGTGTTGCTGTCGTCTTCGTCCAGGCCGAACGGGATTTCATCTCGGGCAGCTTCCATCTCAGCAATTTTCTTCTGCAGCCATTCTTTGTCGATGTTGCTCATTGGGCGGCCTCCTCGCAGACGTGCATTTCAGGCTCATCAGCCTTGTAGTAACCACCACAGATTTTGCAGGGAACTACCGGAACTTCATCGTAATTTGAGGTTCCAGTAATCATGATTTTTCTCCATGACGCTGCGCGGCGATAGCTTTGTGCTCGTCGATAATTTCCACGACTTCTGCATGGACCAATCCTTCAAGAGAGATAACACCTGTGTCGCTTATACCCGCCAGGCTGATCAGTTCTACAAGACGCCGCGCTTTCTTCACGCTAATTTCCGGCGCTATCACGCTGCGGGTAACTTTCTTCTTACCCTTTGCGGCAGCTGAAGCTTTATCCTTCTGAAGAACCTCACCGGCCTTTTCGCCGAACTCTTTTACACGATCAACTGCCACATCTACGGACACGGTCCCGGATTTAACTTCTTTCTGAACGTCATGGTTAGCTGTGCTAAGAAGCAGAAGCTTTTCGACAGTAGGAACAGACTTGTTGACTAGTTTTGCGATCTCGCTGGTGGTCTGGTTGAAAGCGTTATGCAACTCCTGAATAACTGCAGCCTGTTCCATGTCGGAGAGCGGCAGCTGGTTGTTACTGGTCATGATGCGCGCCAGGCGCTGAACATCGTTACCGTTGAACGGCATGATGTGAATGCGGTCCACTGGCTTGCCAGCTTCAGCGCAGCGCGCATAGCAGCGGCGACGGCGGTGACCTTCTACAACCCATACGCCACCTTCATCACGCGCGATAACTTCCAGCGGTGGAACTGATCCGCCGTTCATCAGATAGTTGAACAGGTCATCATCAGCCTGGCGGGTGCGTTCATCATCTTCACGCTTGTTGAAACCTTCACGAACGTGGATATCGGAAAGAGCGATAAACATCCCGGTATCGGTGCGTTTAATAACCCCGGACTTGGTCATTTGCTTGAATGAGTTAGACATCAGAGAGCAACCTCGTTATTCAGGGAAATGACTATTGGAGACAGCTCACGCAATTCTCGCTGCGCTTCCAGCAGGTGCATGTTGGTAGGCGTTTTGGTGTGGCGCTCTTCGATGTGGTCACACTCTTTGGCCCAACTGGCAACATCCTCACGTAGGGTGGCGTTCTGCTCAGCCAGTTCTTTACGCTGCGCCAACGCTTCACAGAGCGCGACGCTGGTAACATCAAGGCGTGTAGCCAGTTCGTTAACCATCCAGCCGTAAGCGGCTGGAAGGAGAGGGGCGGCCTTGCGAGCTGCGTCAATAAGCTGCTCTCTGGTCATGCGTGGTTGTAACTCGGTGACGTTCTGTGTGTTCGTCATGGATAGTTTCTCCGTGTTATAAGCGCTCTGCACAGCGCTGAATTTTGGTTGCACGAATCCCTCGCCGGGTGGCGACAAAAAATAAATGGTTTTCGTTTTAGTAAGCACCCAACCAGGGCACTTAGTGAAACGGGCGGCTGCAACCGCCTGTTAGCTTCTCCACAATTGGGAGCGCGTTCCCCTGAGGTTGATTTAACGACTGAGGCCTCTCAAGGAACCGGCTGAACGCGCTTTCAGTTGTGTAAAAGGGGCGGTCGACATTAAGGACATTCACAACTGCCGGCCGCCAAGACTACACACAGAAATGAAAACGTTGCCTGTCTTTTCACCACATCAGGCTCGGTGGTATTCTTGGAGTTCTCACACAGCCAAGAAGATAAACCTATGAATAACGATATTATTGGGTTAAGACTCACTGCTATTGAAGCTGCGATTAAGACCATTTCAGCTGCAATATGTGCTAATGAGGGCCCACTATCAGATGACCTGCATAACCAAATAAAATTATTGCGCGATCAACTCTCAAGCCCAGAAAACACTGTTAAACAGGAAGCCATCACCTATCAGACCATTAAGCTTCTTGATTCTCTTAATTGCGACCCGTGGGATCCGTTTTAAAAAACTTCTCATTGAAGGCCGCCATTTTAGATTTTGAACGAGCCCTTCGTTCGGAATGAAGGGTAAGTTGCATGTCCGATAGAGCGCTAAAAACGGCAGCATTGAACGCCAGAAACTCCGATTCATCACTGCACTCAGCAGTAATTTGCCCATTAACAACCAACTCTATCTTCATTTCTGATGCCCACAATGTTCGCTGCTGATGGATTTAATATTAGACATCTTACATTTTCAGTCAAGTTAAATTTGTAAGTTTACTTACTATTATTTTTTGAGCACTAAAAAGCCCGCGCGAAAGGCGGGCTTGTAAGGGGCGGGCTTGGTCTAAAGATCAATGATTATTTGCTTAACTATACCAATTAGATTGGTTTCTTGATTCACCTCAATGGGTTTGAACGCCGGATTTAGTGGAATCAGGTACGAAAAAGGGGGATCTATCGCTAATTTTTTTAAGGTTGCCTCACCGCCAGAAACCGTTTGAGCCACGACAATTTTACCGTTTGCTTCATCCACGAAGCCGAACTCGGGCTCAACAATTACAATAGAACCTTCAGGAATACTCAACTCCTTACTGGAAGTCATTGAATCCCCTTTAACCCTCAAAGCAAAAGCTGAATCGGAAAGCTTGCGAGTCGTTTTAACTTGCTCATTGCTTGGATTGCCAATTACTTCAGTCCAATTGCCGGCTTGTACCCAGGATATCAGAGGGACCTCTCTGGCAGACATTAAGTTGATGTTAATGCCATTTTCGATATCACCTGAACCAAAAACCAACCACTCCGGAGAGCACTGAAGACACTTACACACCAGTATCAAGTTTTCACCAGAAAGTTTAGTTAAATCACTTTCCCACTGGGTCACAGCAGACGCGCTTACTCCGGCCCACTCAGCGACATCGCGCTGGGTAAGTTTTTTCTGCTTTCTTCTGAATCTCAGTCTGCTGCCAACGGTATCCATATAATCTCCTCGGAATGCACGTTAGCAATCTTACATTTTATTGACGTAAGTATGCTGTCCATATACGATGTAAGAATGCTAACTAATGAGGGTTCAAACCATGCATAAAGGGACAGTCGTCGACTACTACGGCGGCATTTCTAAAACCGCAGTTGCCTTAGGGGTAACTCACAGTGCCGTATGTCAATGGGGAGAGGTCATTCCAGAAAAACAGGCTCTTTACATCGAAAGAATTACAAACGGGAAGCTGAAATACGACGCCTCTCTCTACAGCAAATTTAACAATTCTCAACACAAGCAGTAACCACAGAAAAGAGGATATGGCCGTGGGTATAGAACCTGAATGGAAAGTTGAGAAGCAGCCCGCCTGGCTGGTGGCCGCAATCAGGAAGACGATTGCCGCGTTGCCAGGAGGATACGCTGAAGCGGCGGAAATTCTGGACGAAACCCAGAATTCACTCTTTAACCGCCTTCGTGCTGGTGGCAACCAGATCTTTCCAATGGGCTGGGCAATGGTGCTTCAGAGAGCTGCTGGCGTAAGTTACATCGCTGACGCGTACTCTCGTGAAACTGATAACGGAATACACGTTCCCGGCGCCGTGCCTGATGATGAAAACGAAGAGATTGGCCTGAAGCTGGCCGAGCTGGTGGGGAGGCTTGGTGAGCTGGTTAATGCTTACCGTCATTACATTGAAGATGGTGTAGTTGACCGGAGCGAGTGGCAAAGTCTTAACGATATCGCATATCAGTTCAGGGTCACTCTCATGACGTTCCTGAACCTTATTTCCCGTGTTTATTGCCTCCCAGAAATGGGTGAGGCCCGCGAGTGTGCAGCTCCGGGCCCCTTGGCGTGTCGTATCAGTGGAGAAACTAACGCATGAACAGTGTAACGGCAAACAACCGTCTCCCGCAACTACGTGGTATTCCCGTTGTTGGAACCTCGTCGTTTCGGTATGAGCGGATGGTATCAGGCCGCTGGGTTCCATGTAACCACAGTAGGGCTATGGCGATTGTGGGCGTCTGGCGTCGGAAGGGGAGAGCGCTATGCGAGAACTTAACCGGAGATTCAAAGACCACTACGGCGTCCCGGTCCGCGTCATCAGATGGGAGCCAGAGACTCGACGCGTTATATACCTTCGCGAAGGGTACGATCATGAGTGCTTCAGCCCTCTTGAGCAATTCCAGCGTAAATTTACAGAGTTAAAGGACGACCATGAGCACTAAATTAACCGGTTACGTTTGGGACGCTTGTGCCGCTTCTGGCATGAAGCTGTCCAGCGTTGCCATCATGGCGCGTCTGGCTGACTTCAGCAGTGATGAGGGTGTTAGCTGGCCTTCTATCGCTACTATCGCACGTCAGATTGGGGCAGGTGAGAGCACCGTTCGTACGGCAATAGGCCAGCTTGAGAAAGATGGTTGGCTGACCCGCCAGCAGCGCCGTAAGGGAAACCGTAACGCCTCCAACGTTTATCAACTTAACGTTACAAAGCTCCGTGAATCTGCCTTTTCTCACCTGTCAGAATCTGACGCGTCAGAATCTGACGCGTCAAAATCTGACGCATCAAAATCCGACCCGTCAAAATTTGATGCGTCGAAAAACATCAACAACGGCGGTTTTCACCCGTCAGAATCTGGTGGGGATCCGTCAGTAAAATCAACTACTGAACCATCAGATAAAAAACCTTCTTGTCAGGTTGCCCAGCAACCCGACGATGAGTGTGATCGCAAGAAGTATGATCCTGAAGTTTTGTTGACTGAAAATTCCAAATCGGTACTGAAACATCTCAACCTGGTAAGCGGTTCGCGTTTCCAGAATTGCTCTGCGTCGCTGGATAACATACGGGCAAGACTTCGTGAGGGCTTTACTCCTGAAGAACTCATGCTGGTGATCGACTACAAGAACGAGCACTGGAAAGGCCTGAAGGATTATCAGTACATGCGCCCAAAAACTCTTTTCATCCCCGGGAATTTCCCAGGCTACCTGCAGGTTGCTACTCGCTGGGATGCGAAGGGCAGGCCAAAACGTGAGGACTGGGATGCAGCCCGAAAAAACAATTCACTCACCTTCGGTGGACCCGACAAAGCAATCCCAGCAGGTTTCAGAGGAGCTAAACCATGAGTTTTCTGAAAACAGTACAGCTGTTCATAGCCAAAAATCCTGGGCTGACGAACAAAGAGATAGCCGCAGCACTGCCGGAGTATGAGTTACACAGTGTGCAGCGTGCAGTATGCCGACTTGCAATGATGGGTAGAGCAGAACGCCATGGCCAACGTCCTACCTTCCGCTACTACGCCAAAGCTCCTGAAGGTCCGATTGGGCCGATTGTCCCGCGCTACCCGGTCAAAAAAGACGAAGTGTTACCTGAGCCAAAACAGGAAGCCGCACCAAACCCTGCCGTCGTTGCGATGATGGAGAAGGCAAAGGAGTTATTTGACAAGGGTCTGTTTCTGCGGGCCGCTACAGTTCTGATGGATGCTTTCAACCGCTCAAAAAATGAAGAGATGCGGGAAAAAATTCTGGATGAGCGCCAGCGCTGCCTGAACATGGTTCAGCGAGCCAAGCCCTCTGGTGATGGATGGTGTCTTGCTGGTAGAGCGAGGAACGTCTGATGAAATACTCACTGATTTATGCCGACCCAGCCTGGCTCTATGACAACAAAGCCAGCAACGGTGCAGCAGAAGACCACTACGACACGATGAAACTCATCGACATGAAGCGCCTCCCTATTTGGGACCTTGCTGCTGATGATGCTGTTCTGGCTATGTGGTTCACCGGCACGCACACACGAGAAGCTATTGAACTGGCTGAATCATGGGGCTTTAAGGTTCGCACGATGAAGGGCTTCACCTGGGTTAAATTCAACCCGCTGGCAGAGCAGCACATCAACAAAGCGCTTCAGGCTGGTGGAGTAGAGGACTTTTACGACTTCCTCGACCTGCTGAACGTACAGACCCGCATGAACGGCGGGAACTATACCCGAGCCAATACCGAAGACCTTCTGATTGCCACTAAGGGAAATGGCCTTGAGCGCAAGGTTAAGAACATCAAGCAGGTTATCTATAGCCCACTTGGCAAGCATAGCCAGAAGCCAGCAGAGGCGCGCTTACGTCTTGAGAAGCTTTACGGTGACGTTCCGCGCATCGAACTGTTCAGTCGTTGCGGTGCGCCTGGCTGGGACCACTGGGGAAATGAATCTGAATCACCGGCCGTTGAGCTTATCCCGGCCGTAGCCGTTCCAATGGGCAAACCTCAGGAGCGCGCTGCATGAAAAAACTATCCACTGAGCAGGAGAACGCTGTTCGTGACGTTGCCCGCCAATGCTCAGATGCCATTAAGAAAGCCCTGAAGAAGAAGCCAAAGCCAAGTTGGAATGTCGTTGTACCTCCGATCCTGAAGGAGTACCACGAGAAGGTTAAACCGATGGGCGTAAGCCTGGTGATGTTCAACAGCGTAATCGGACGCCTGAACGGGCGATATGGAGTCGAGTCATGATCGAATTAACGTCACGTCAGAGTGAAGTTCTGGATGCCATAGTGCTTTACAAGGACAGAACGGGATTCCCGCCGACGATGCTTGAGCTTGCCGGTTTAATTGGCTGCGCATCACCGAATTCTGCTGCTGAGCATGTGAAGGCAATTCAGAAGAAGGGTTACATCACCGTTGCTCCTGGCGCTGCCAGGGGCATTACCATCGTCAAAACGGAATCTGATGAAGATCCGGTGTCGATCATTAAAGACCTCTTATCCGGTGGAGACCAGGCAAGAGATAAAGCTGTTGAATGGCTGAAGAAACAGGGAGTGACTTTATGAAACTGGTGCTCCCGTTCCCGCCGAGCGTAAACACATACTGGCGAGCCCCGAACAAGGGGCCGTTAAAAGGCCGCCATCTTATCAGCGCCAAAGGCAGGGCATATCAAAGCGCTGCCTGTGTGGCAATCGTCGAGCAGCTTCGCTTCCTTCCAAAGCCTTCAGCAGCACCGGCTGCCGTGGAAATTATGCTGTACCCACCAGATGAACGCCGCCGCGATATCGACAACTACAACAAGGCTCTGTTTGACGCTCTTACTCACGCTGGCATCTGGGAGGATGACAGCCAGGTGCAGAGAATGCTGGTGGAGTGGGGCCCGAAAGTACCCGGTGGACGAGTAGAGATATCGATCACTAAACATCAACCATTGGTAGGGAGAACAGGGTGAGAGCCATACTGACACCTGAAGTTGCGCCAATGTCCGGAGTGGTACTGTTCCGCCCAGGTAACGAATTGCTTTGGCTGTTTCGTCGCGGCCGTGTTGTGATTGAAACGCCTTCGGAAGCAATCCAGCACCTGCCATCAGGTCTTATTCCGGAGGCGCACCAGCCACTGACAGATGATGCCAGTATGCAGGCGCTTTTCCTGAACGAGCGGGTTATTCAGCGTGCTGGTGGACTGAGTGGCCTTGATGCCTGGCTGGAACGTAAATTCGAATGCCAGTGGCCGCACAACGAATGGCACTCAAAGGAGTTTACGGTAATGCGTCACGCCCCAGGAAGCATTCGCCTGTGCTGGGGGTGCGATAACCAGTTGCGAGAACAAACCACTGAAAGACTGGCAGGAATTGCCATGCAGAACCTGGTAAAATGGCTACTCGAAAGGGTGAATATTATGCTGGGTTTCAGTGCTGACCACACCCTGACACTTCCGGAGTTCTGCTGGTGGATGGTACGCAACGATTTGGCTGACCTTATTCCTGAATCATTGGCGACGCAGGCACTCAGGATTAAGCCAGAATCGCACAGCTCAGTGATGCGGGAAAGTGAGATTGTTCCGTCATTACCGGCGACTGAAATCCTCCAGGAGAAAGTTAAGAAGATAGTCTCGGTGAAGGTCGATCCTGAATCACCGGAATCTTTCATGCTGAGGCCAAAGCGCCGCCGCTGGGAGAACGATAAGTACACCCGCTGGGTTAAGTCGCAGCAGTGCAGTTGCTGCAATAACCCGGCAGACGACCCCCACCACCTGATAGGCCACGGGCAGGGTGGAATGGGAACAAAAGCGCACGACCTGTTTGTGATACCGCTGTGCAGAGCGCATCACGATGAGTTGCACGCTGATCCTGTGGCATTTGAAGCGAAGCACGGCGACCAGTTGGTGCTGTTGTTTCGGTTTTTAGATCGTGCGCTGGAAATCGGCGTATTAGCATGAACAGTGGAGAAAATATGCGTGATATTCAAATAGTATTAGAGCGTTGGGGTGGATGGGCCGCTAGCGATAGTTCAGGTGTCGATTATTCTCCAATCGCTGCTGGTTTCAAGGGACTCCTTCCTCAAACAAGTAAAACCAGCCTTTCATGTACTGATGGTGACGGTCTAATTATTGAGGGATGTTTGGCTCGGCTTAAAAAGCGTAGGCCGTATGAGCATTCTCTTTTAGTTGCACATTATCTATATGGTATCTCGAAGCGGAAAATAGCGAGAGCTAAAAAGAAGGACGAAAGATTAATACGGATTGAGATGCAGATGGCTGAGGGGTTTGTTGATGGATGTCTAGCTATGCTTGATATTCGACTTGAAATGGATATGTGAATAATAAAGCCACCATTAAATGGTGGCGATTTATCACTTTTTAATTAGAGGTAAAATCTTTTCCGCACTAACAAATAATGGTTTGTTTAATGGTTGCAATAATTCCCCATTGCTATAGATGTCAAAAATAAAACGCATCTCTTTTTCATGCTGAAAGCTATCTGGTTTAACCATGTGGCCTTCCGATAGCCAATAAAGGATATTAGAGCTTTCTTTGTAAAGCTTTGTGTTATCTATTAATACCTGTCTAGGGGTATAGAATATATTATTGCAATACCAACGGATTTCTAATGGATCGGTTACACTATCCGTGGAGAAAATTTGCTCACCTCTCTGAACCCTATTTGAGACTTCCTCAAGTATTAATAAAGATAGCGCATCGCCAAAAAGTTGCGTTCTATCCTCCGGAAGATACCAATAGTCATTATATTCTTTGAAAATATTTTTACACGTATCAGGTTTGTCGAGTTTTGATATGCAAAATATAAATCTATTGAATTTAATAAGGGACGTGGTTGCAGAATACTTTTCCGCATAAACGTGATTCGTAAATAATGGGTTTGGGCGCAGTTTAATTTCTTTAAGATGAAAACTGCTTAAGCCATGACTAATGGTATTCAAATTATTGAGTAGTGGTATTGGCATATGGAAATGGTTTAGGTCGAAGGACAAGTTTATCATTCCTTCTTCTCTGTCAGCGATCTGTTGTTGTTCTGTGTCTCTATATTCAGTTAGAGTTCCAATTTTTATAGTCTTTCTTTTCCAGATGTTATCTCTTTTGAAGCAACTCTTTACGAGGTACATGACAGTCTCCCTAGGCAAAAAAAAATTATCACAAATGCTAACGCGGTCCGCAATATGTTTGTTATTGTGTTAAGAGTGGTTTCTATGCCACGGACTTAAAACGATTCCTAAGCCTCGTTACTACGGGGTTTTGTCATTTTAGAGGCTGCTTAAAGGCGGCCTTTTTTGTTTCCCCTCGTACTGAGAGGACTCACGGCAATAAGAGGGGGCTCAATGTCCGATCCTGTTTCTGGCACTACGGTAGCGGCTGGCGGTCTGATGGGGGCCAGCATGTTCGGCCTGGCAACCGGCATAGATTACGGTGTGGTGTTTGGCGCATTCGCTGGTGCGGTGTTCTACGTCGCTACGGCGGTTAATATCAGCCGCCTTAAG